ACAGGCTCGGGAAGGTGTACGCAAATGGTACAATGCATTTAAAAATGCATCTGTATGCATTGGTAATCACGATGCACGGGTACAAAAGAAAGCAGTAAAGAATGGCATTCCTGAAGTTTATCTTAAGTCTTATCGTGATGTGTATCATACTCCCCATTGGAATTGGGATCATAGTTTTGAGTTTAATGGCGTTTATTATGTTCATGGTGATGGTTGGGGCGGTCAGTATCCTTCATTCAATGCTGCCAAGGCAAGACTACAATCAGTAGTATGTGGACACCACCATTCACTCGCTGCCATTAACTGGATTAAAGGCCCGAATACCATGTATTTTGGTATGAATGTTGGCTGCGGCGTTGATCAGAAACACCCTGCACTTGCATATTCAAAACCACATCTTAAGAAAGCCATCCTTAGTTGTGGAATCGTAATTGATGGCAATCAACCCTACTTGGAGATCATGTAATGAGTGAGAATCAAGATAACAAACAGGTATCAGCAGTTCCTACGGAAGCTGTTGTTGCCTATCTTAGTGACCTTTATCGTCAGCTAGATGCAATTAGTTTTAATATCCGTACTAACATTACTAACATTCTACCTAAGGTAGAAGGAGAGGCAACAGATGCCAGCAGCGACCAAAGCTAAATATGCAAAGCCTTTTGTGACGGGCAACGTCACAGTCAAGTGGTCACACCTTATGTCCCCAGACGACAAGTTCGGAAATCCAAATCATTCCGTAACTGTTGAGCTTACACCTGAGTTGCAGAAGCAACTTCAATCGTCTGTCAAGGAACTTGGTGGTAAGAAGATCAACGGCCTCAAGGATGCTGATGGTATCAAGACCATCAAGTTTAAGAATGTCCTTAAGGCTAAGGAAGGCATCAAGACTTTCCCAGTCATTGGCCCTGATACCAAGCCAACTGATACGATCCCCTTCGGATCAGATGTAGTCAGGGTCAAGGTCACTCCTGCGCTCATTAGTCGTGACAATTCGGTTTCATTCTATATGGAATCAATTCAACTGATTGAGCGTAACTACGTTGGACAGAACTCAGATTTCAAGCCAGTAGATGGCGGCGACTCTGACGTTCCATTCTAAGTAGGTGACTCATGCGGAGTTATAAGTTCCCGATCAATCCCGTTGCTGCATCACGCCCCCGCGTCAGCAAGTTCGGTGCATATTTCACGGGACCTTATAAGAAGTTCCGTTCGGCGGCTGCTATTGTAATCAATAGAATCCTCGGGCGGAACTTCACTCCAATGAGTGGAAAACTTGCAGTCGATATCAAATGTTTTGTAACAAGACCTAAATCAACCAAACTAGAATATCCAAGAGCCGATGTAGATAACTACAGCAAAGCCATTCTAGATTCGTTGAATGGTAAGTTGTGGGATGATGACTCACAGATCATTGCTCTGTTCATTTCAAAGCAATGGGCTAACCCCGATGAAGAAGGATACTTCATTGTGGAGATAGAGGAAGTCAAAGTTGAACATCGAAAAGTATCGTGAAATAGCGAGAGAAGAGTTTCTTAAGATTGACCAACCTAGGTCACACAACCATGTATCACTTGTCCTTCAGGATAATCGTGTACTTGGTATTGGAATCAACAGGAGAAAGACCCATCCTCTAGCCGCCAAGTATGGCTATAGGAGCTGCGAACTCCACAGCGAACTCGATGCGCTACTGAAGGTTCCGAAGAACTATAGAGATAATGATCTTACCTTGCTTAACTTCAGGTTTGGTCCAAAGGGAGATATGAAATTGTCCAAGCCTTGTAAGCTATGCTTGCCTTGGTGTATGGAAACGTTTGTTGAAATTTACTATTCAGTCTCCGATGGACTAGTTCAATTGGATTATTAAGGTCAAGCTATTGACTGGTGTCAACTGTGCCTAGCATGTTCGCAGACATGTTAACAATATGGTGGCATGGTGGGGGTTCGATTCCCTCAAATAGCTATCGTCCCCTTTGGGGACCGTGGCAGACGGTAGGGTGCCTGATAGATTTGGTAAAAGGTGGTGACTTATAATCGCCCTCATGTGGGTTCGACTCCCACCCCTACTATTATTAATGGGCAGTGCGTTACTGCCCTGTTTTTGTCGCAAGGAGCAACAATGAAGAGAATGCATATTGAAACAGTAATTCGTCGTGAGATTGAAGAAACATGGCAGATTGAGATTCAAGATGACGATGATCCTCAGGATATTTTTGAAGCAATCAAGCGAGATCCAAATAGCCTATGGCTTAAGTACGATGCTCTCTTGATTGATGCATACGATCTTGATGAGACAGTACCCGATATAATTAGATTTGAGGAACACTAATGGAAGCAATTATTGTTTTGTCAGATGGAACAACTTGGAATACAGCAGATGGTTGCAGTCTATGTATCATTACAGATGAAGACTTTAAGAAACTTTGCAACGATGAAATTGGTGCTAATGATTTGAATCCTGCAGTTGAAATTGGACTGGGGACTTACTACTATGGATCTAGAGGATGACACACACATGAGTACATATCTTGGAACAACTACCGTGCAAGAAGTAATTAACGTACCTATTATGATCTCACCTGATATTTACAATCAGGTTGCTGAACTAGTAATTAAGAAGCTTGAAGAGAATCCTGGATATCATAATCTTATTGATGCCAAGATTAGTGCATGGATGGATCGTAACTTTGATCTCAGTGATTATAATACTGATGGGATTAAGGAAGACATCCTTGATGCAGTTCGATACGATCTTCGTAACAGTATCCGTGCTGAAGTTGAGATCTTTGTAGACTAAGGAGTAACAATGAAGAAGACTATTATGAATAAGTGGGTTAAGGCCCTTCGCTCTGGCAAGTACAAGCAGTGCCGTGAAAAGCTTTGTAATGTAAATGGACAGACAGGAGAGGAATCTTTCTGCTGCCTTGGTGTTCTTACTGATCTCTATCTAAAGGATCGTAAGCAACAAAAGAAGGGTCCTGGTATTAAGAATTTTAATACTTATACTAAGAAAGATATGGACTATGAGCATGACTTTTCTAAGTGGGAAGTTGATGGCGAAGAGGGATGTCTTCCTGGTGAAGTAGCAAAGTGGGCTGGTTTCAATACGATTACGGATGACTATAAGACTGGTTGTTTTAGTAATGGTAAGAAGGAAATTGATCTTGCTATGCTTAACGATGGTGGTCTTAATCCACTAGATTACAGTAAGAAGACTCCATCTAAGTCTTTCAAGCAGATTGCTGATGTAATCGAAAAGAACTACGAGCACATCTAAACAGGTTGGGATGCAGCCATGTAGGAAATGGCAGAGGTGACAAGCCTTGTCCTAGCATAAAAGCTAGATAACTCAGTGCAAATCTGAGCATCCCACTTTGTTTCCATAGCTCAACTGGATAGAGCAACAGCCTTCTAAGCTGTAGGTTGCTGGTTCGATTCCAGCTGGAAACGTTAAAGGAGGATAATCAATGCTATACCATGAGATAGAAAAACTAGAACTAGAAATAGAACGCCTTCGTAATGAACTGACTGAGCGTATTCATATGTGTGATATGCGTTCAGAAAAGATTATTGAACTCACCGACGAGATCGAGTTGCTGCAGTCTACCGTTACCGACTGTCGCATTGAGATCGAAAGCATCCGTGCGGAACGCGACAAGGCAAGGCGGATGGTGTGTGAATGGCATAGCGGTCTGCGGGTGCAACATCCACAAGATTATGCAAAGAGGCGGGGTTGGGACTGCTACAAGGAGGATGGCAAGTGAAATCAATTCCAACAGAACCCAGTATTGTTGTATTTAATGGAGGACCAAAGGATGGAACCATCATACCTTACAAGTTTTCCATGTATCCAGAATACAAGGTTGCAGATAACCCATGCTATAGCATTGGAAACTACTATACAAATAGTGATCCCCTGCCATTTGAAGACATCAAGTGGGTTCGCTATGAACTAAAGAAGGCAGTACGACAAGTCTTTGAACCGCGTAAGCACATGGAAATCAATCCAGCTTATTTTAAAGATAAATATACGGTTAAGATATATCATCTAAGGCATTTTGATTTTGCTTATGTCTATCAACTAGAAAATAATCAGGACAAACCTATTGTTCCAGAAGAGGCATGGTTTGGTAGAATAACCGAAACAGAATTGATTGATTGTTTTCAGAACAACAATGATGATGCATATCTTGCTTGGATTTACGAGGAAGAAACAAGAAAGAAGAATACATGATCAAGAAGATTAACAGTCGTTATGGTGAACCAAGGTACGTTACCGATCATGGTGGGGGTTGGTTTACTATTGAAGGTAAGTCAAAGTTTTATCGTGGTGGTGGACATCCAGATCTAGAGTTTTTAGACTTTGAGGGTGGTCCATTTCTACAAGTAAATACAGAATCTGAATGGGGTATTATCCGTGAACTGATTTCGGAACCTACTGATTCAGGATTTTTCAAAGTACGTTTTAGAACAGGAGATTAATTATGACTATGGCAGATTTAAATCTAATTCTTTCAATTGCAAGTTTCATCGGTGTTTGTGCATTCCTAGCAATGGAGTACAGTCAAAGTAGAATCATTAAGCAAATGCAAAATGATATCTATAATAACTATGATGCATTAGATAAGAGACTATATGACATCGACTACAAGTATAGTTGTCAAATTCGTGATGTACGGGTTGGTTGTGATAACACAGCACAATTGCGTAATGAACTGATGAAGAAGAAGTATGATGATCTATGTAATTCCTATAGCAATCTAGACAGTCGTGTATGCAATCTAACTAGTACAATGTGGAACATTGATGGTAAGATGCAAACCCTAGATCCATATATCAAGCGTATTCATCTTAAGCATCTTATCAAGACTAGTGGTTCAGTCAATAAGGAAGCAGTTAAAGAACTAAAGGCAATTGAGAATGAACTCAAGTGAACTACTTAGACTATTGGAAAATGCAATTGACACTTCGCCCAGTAGTGAATACCACTCTGGCTTTACAGCCAAAGAAATTCACCGTAAGTGTTTTGTACACATTCAACTACTGGATCAAGAGAATACCACGCTAAGGGAAATGCTTGAGAACTGCAAGGATACCAAGACATTCTACCTAGGTTGGGGTAAGGGAAAGGACGAGTAAGCATGCATATGGCTGAAGAAGAGGAACAAAAACTCTATGATCTTGGCTATCGTAGATGTGGTCTATGTGGTTGTTGGGAACGTCCTGTCAACCATCATGATGATTGTCTTATATGTGCAAAGGCTCAATATGGAGACTGAAGCAGACTTCTGGAATGAATATTTCAGAACACATTATACATAATTAGCGTCCCCTCACGGGGACCGTTTTGGCTTCGTGGCGGAATCGGCATACGCAGCGGACTTAAAATCCGTAGCCGCAAGGCGTGGGGGTTCAAGTCCCCCCGAAGCTATTCAGGTGTGGTGTAATGGTAGCACCAGAGATTTTGGTCCTCTTTGTCTTGGTTCGAATCCAAGCACCTGAGTACGCCCTTATAGCTCAGCTGGTAGAGCAACCGACTTTTAATCGGTTGGTCGCAGGTTCGATCCCTGCTGGGGGCATTATGAACTTTCCATGTACATCGTGTGGTTCATGTTGTCGTAGAGTATTTATGGTAAGTATCTTTCCAAAGGAATGGATAAAGCAAGATGGCTCTTGCATTCATCTGGAGAATAATCTTTGTAAGATATATGATACCAGACCAGATTACTGTAGGATTGGATATAGTTTTGATAATACCAATATGTCAGAACTTGAGTACAAAATCCAAACAGCTAGAATCTGTAATCACTTTATGCAACAGGATGGAATCACGGACAAATTAATTCCACTTACTTTATTTCAATCGGAGCAAAATGGAAACTGAATCAAAGGTAGTATCGCGTAAACGCTGCCCTAAGTGTGCAGCACAAGGTAATGACACAACAGGTAATAATCTAGCTGTCTACGACGATGGTCATAGTTATTGCTATGCGTGTCAGTTTTATGTCAAAGGAAACAAATCAATGGAAACAGTTGTAGAGGAAACACCAGTGTATGCCGCAGAGAAGTTCCGTACTGGCGAGATCCAGGCTTTACCACACCGACGAATTAACGAGAAGACTGCTAGACAATATGGGTATGCCACAACCTCTAATGGAGCAGAGGTGGAGAATTTCTACAGTACGGATGGTACACTACAGGCTCAGCATATTCGATATGACGGTAAGAAGTTTGCGTGGATTGGAGATACCTCAAACCTCCAGTTCTACGGTCAAAACCTCTTTCCTAGTGGTGGCAAGAGGATTCTCATTACAGAGGGAGCCATTGATTGTCTCACTATGGCCCAACTCTTTGACAATAAGTACCCAGTTGTCTCAATTCCAAATGGAGTCAACTCCGCTGTACGTTGTGTAAAGGATCAATATGATTATCTAGCTTCCTTTGAAACCATTGTTCTATGCTTTGACATGGATGACCCAGGTCAAAAGGCAGCACGGGATGTAGCAGAGATTCTTCCACCTGGTAAGGTAAAGATCATGTCTCTTCCACGCAAGGATCCTAATGAGATGCTTGTCAATGCTGAGGCTGCTCAGTTACTACAGGCATATTGGAATGCAAAGACCTATTCACCAGATTCAATTCTTCATGTTTCTCAGATCGTATCGGAAAATGAAAACAGTTCTGTTCAGGTCTACGAGTATCCTTGGGATTCTCTTACTACATTCATGATTGGTCAGGATTCTGGACGACTTAATCTCTGGACTAGTGCGACTGGTCATGGTAAGTCTACCATTATCCGAGAACTTATTGCTGATCATCTCAGTCATAATCGTGCAGTAGGTGCTGTGTTCCTAGAAGAATCTCCAGAACAAACCGTAGATGATCTAATCTCATCCAAGATTGGGAAGCCAGTCCGTAAGATCATGTCTCAACGACAACTCAATGAACTTCGTAAGAAGAACAATAAGTCTATTGTAGATATGGTTGAAGATAATCTAACCGAGGAAGAATATGCACAAGCAAAAGCGGAGATTTCAAGCAAGCCTCTGTACCTCTATGATCATATTGGCAACGCTAATATCAATAACATTATCAATCGCCTTGAATACATGGCTGTTGGTCTTGATTGTAAAGTCATCTTCCTGGATCACATTACTCTTCTTGGTAATATGCTACTTAGTGCTGGCAGCGATTATGGCAATGATGAGCGACTAGTTCTAGATTCCGTAATGAAGAAGCTGCGTGAACTTGTAGAGCGTACTGGAGTTACCCTTCATGTTATTGCTCATATCAAGAAGACTGATAAGAACGTAGACGAAGGTGATCGAATCAATCTCAATGATCTTCGTGGCTCAGGTTCTCTTGCTCAGATTGCAGATAATGTCTTTGCACTTGAGCGTAATGCCCAGCATCCAGATCCAGCAACCGCCAATACAACCAATGTACGAGTCCTTAAGAATCGTAAGGGTGGTCGTAGAGGTATTGCTACGGCTCTGTTCTACAACGACCAGACATCCAAGCTTATGGATGTACCGTTTGTAATTACCCCTGAAGGAGAGGTGCTTTATCGCTACGATGAGATTAGCGTTTGATATTGAGGCTAATGGCCTTAATGAAGTAGTTGCTGGTAAGAAGGATACTTATATTCCAGAGGCTACTAAGATTTGGTGTATGTCTGTTTGCAATGTTGATACTAATGAGATGTTGTTGTTTGAACAAGATAACCTCA